CTTATTATACTTATTATACTTATTATACTTATTATACTTATTATACTTATTATACTTATTATACTTATTATACTTATTATACTTATTATACTTATTATACTTATTATACTTATTATACTTATTGTAAAAATAAAATTGAAATACTTTTTATAAATTATTTATTTATTATTTCAATGATTTAAATTAAATTATTAAAAATTAATCAAGTTTTACTTGAAAAATCTTCAATTTATCTTTATTTTACGGTGACAATTCACATTCAAAATTAAAAAAAATAAATTTATCTATAAATATATTAATTTATCTATAAATATATTAAAATCTTTACTTTTATAATCATGTCTCCGCCACCTGCAGGAATGTATTGTTATATTGGTAAAAAATGTAGGGCATCTATTCCTATAAATCCTAATACATCTTCTTATTATTCTATTTCATTTAATGAAGAAGAAGAAATAACTAAATATTGCTGTATTGAATGTTCTACCAATTTGATTAATTATCTATTTTATTTGATTAATTATAATAATGTTTTTATAACTTATCATAATATCAATACGAAAAAAAATAATAATCTTACTCATAAAAATAAAAAAAATACACTATTCAAGATTGATGATCATTCTGCTTTAGCAAAACAATATGGACGCATTATTATTCAATTAAAATATAAAAATAATAATGATTGTTCTATTTGTTTTGGTGAAATGAAAGAAAAAGCTGTATCTCATACTCCTTGTGGTCATCATTTTCACGAAAAATGTTTACGTGGATGGATTAATACCCGAGGAGAACAAGTAAGATGCCCTTTATGTCGTGGAGCCTTAACAAAACAACAACTAATAGAGGATTCTATCTATAAGAGTGGAGAGATTTTCAGTATTAATGACCTATCAAACTTTCCATCTAATGTTCGTATTCCTATTAACTCTGTTGCTGAGTTTCGTGAATTACAAGAATCTAATTCTAATAATATTAGCATTAGCGAACAAGAACTTGACGATATATCAATATCATCTCAAGAAGATGATGTTATTTTCATTCAAGAACATCTTATAATTCCTTTAGCTCCTACTGATGATGAATTTTATTCAATGATGGAAAATATTATATTTAATAATCCAGAACTTCTTAATCCTTCAGATATTTCTAATTTACCTGAGAATAATGAAGAAAGACGTCCATATATTAACCAAATTGTTGAGAGAATGGATGAAAATATATCTATATCTAATCAAGAAAATCAAGTAAGAACTATTCCTCCTACTCCAAGACGACCACGAAGAATATTACCTATTCCATATCAATCTTCACCATAAAAAACCATAAAAAACATAAAAACATAAAAAAACCATAAAAAACATAAAAACATAAAAACCATAAAAAACATAAAAAACCATAAAAAACATAAAAACATAAAAAACCATAAAAAACATAAAAAAAACTTTTAAAATATATAAAAAATATATACTTAATGGGTGTATATTTTTTTGATCAATATTCATATCTTCATTTAGCAAGTGGTATTATATCTTATTTTTGGGGTATTAATTTATTTATTTCTTTTATTTTACATACTTTATTTGAGTATTTAGAAAATACTGCTAATGGTATTTTTTTTATAAATAAATATTTGTTTTTTTGGCCAGGTGGAAAATCTAAACCTGACCTTATTATTAATAGAGTTGGTGATACTTTTGCATTTATTTTTGGATGGATATCTTCTTATTATTTAGATTTTATTGGTAATAAATACTATTGGTATCGTATTTAGAAATGTATCATTTAATTATATGTATCATTTAATTATATGTATCATTTAATTATATGTATCATTTAATTATATGTATCATTTAATTATATGTATCATTTAATTATATGTATCATTTAGTTATATGTATCATTTAATTATATAAATGTTTATTTCGTATAATACCTAATATATACGTAATTAAATATCCTGTTGTTATTCCTATTAATCCACCTACTATTAGTTGTTTTAATGTGTGTTTTTTATATTTATATCTTTGTAATACTGTTAAAATCGTCTGTAATATTGATATAAATATTAATACTTTATTTTTTAACATTAATATTATGAATGTTAGCTGAGAAAACATTAATTGAGCGTGTCCAGATGGCATTCCATAGTCATTTGCATCTTTTATTGAATCTATTATATTTATACTTTTTGATGACGGAGGCCTTTTTTCTTTTATTATTAATTTGAGAGATATATTTAAAATATAATTCGCTATTTGCCATAATATAATTATTATTATGTATAATTCTGGACTAATTGATAATAATTTTGGAATATTCTCTTTTAAAGAAAAAACTATTATTAAAACTAATAATATTAATGGACCAATAAATCCTATTTGTGCTAATATATTCATATATAAACTATATTATATAATATCTTACATATTATATATTACATATTACATATTACATATTACATATTACATATTACATATTATATATTACATATTACATATTACATATTACATAAATATTTTTCTTATAAATTTATTTTTTTTTGATATTCTTTTTCTTCTTACCCTAGACATTCTTTTTTTGTTTTTTATTTTTCTTTTGTTTTTCTTTTTATCTGTATTTTTATCTGTATTTGTATTTGTATTTTTATCTTCTATTTTAATTTTAATCATATCATTTATTAGATTTGTTATTGACGTATCATCGTAATCGTAGTCGTCGTCACCATCGTAGTCGTAGTCGTTTATATTACTATATGATAATTCTTGCCAAGGCATTGAATTACTTTCTATTTGTAATGATCCTTCTCTTTTTTTATTTATTATTATTCGTCTTTCTATTTTTCTACGTATTTCTCTTTCTTTATTTAAATCTCTATAAATTCTTGTTGTAAATTTTATGTTTTCTCTTTTTTTATCATTCTTATTTATTTTCCAAATAAATTTATTTCCTTCCATTTTTTTATTTTTCAATCTTGATTTTTCAAATCAAATTTATATTTGTTTTAGATGATAATATAATAATTTATTATATATTAACATCAATTTTATTTTTATAATTATTATGATTTACTTTATTTAGTGTTTTCTCATTTTTTTATGATGTACTTTACGAGTATGAAGTTTACGGGTTGATTTCTTTCCTCCCTTTTCAAATTTAAAAGTTCTTTTAGTTCTAATATATGTTGGTCTTTTACTATATTCTTCTAATCTTTTTTCTCTACGTTTCAAATATCCATAATCTCCTTCGGCTTTTTCTCTTTCGGCTTCTACTCTTTTTTTGGTTTCATGTTCGAAGATAGAAGGTAAGGTTTCATATTTTGAACGTTCCATTAATTCTTTGAATGCTTTTTCTCCTAGTTTGTCTTCTTTCTGTTGTCTTTTTGTTTTCTTTGTTTTTGCAATTCTGGCTTTATCCATAGTAGTTATTATTTTAGATATACGCGTTGGCTGTCTGCGCGTAGGAGTTCTTTCTTTTTTTGTCGATGGATTGCGTCTTACCATTATAATATATAATAATATTTTTAAATTTTCTAAATTATTATATATATTTAATTCATATAAAATTTATTATCCTATCATATTTATATAATGAATATTAAAGAACATGAAAAAGCTAATTTAAAAGAATATAAAAAAGCTCTAAAAAAAAATAATATTCCTAGAGCAAACTATTTTAATAAATTGATTAAAGAAGGTCGTGTTAATCCTACTTTATACGCAAAGGAAGTAACCGAAGCTAATATAAGAAGAACAACAATGGAAAAACCTAAGACACCTGAGACACCTGAAACACCTGAGACACCTGAAACACCTGAGACACCTGAAATATCTAAATTACCAAGTCTAGAAGAAAAACCTACTACTGAAACCTCTGCTACTGAGAAACCTAAACCTGGATTCTTTAGAAATATTAGAGAGCAATTAACAAGTACACTTGGTCGTATTATTCCAACAACACAAAAAGTTAGTACAGGAGGCAAAAAAAAGAAACATACTAATAAAAAAAAACACACTAATACAAAAAAACATACTAATAAAAAAAAACACACTAATACAAAAAAACACACTAATAAAGGTGAAGGCACTAAGAGAAGCAATGCACTAATTAAAAAAACACATTAGTAAACAACAAAAATATATATGTTAAAAATTACAATTTAGATTAGAATTAAAATAAAATAATGAATTAATAATCAATTTAATATTATATAATGTTTGAAAACTTAAGAAATATTATATTAGATAAAACCAAAAATATAATAAATAAAACAAATCTCTCTAATAAAAGTATTGGTATTCTTCTTAGAAGTTTTCATTTTGCTATTTCAATAGTGGTTGCTGTTTTATTATTGATTGGTTCTAATACTGTTTTCAAATTAGCTATTTTATTTAATATAATAGTTTTTATTATGTTTTTTGTTTTTGATGGTTGTATTCTCTCTAGATTAGAAAATATGTTTACTGATGATGATTTTACTGTAATAGATCCATTTTTAGAGATAGCTAGAATAGAAATTACAAATGAAAATCGTAAAAAATATTCATTATATTCATCTATTATTGGTTTTATATTTACTTTTATTTTGTATTATTTTAGATTTAATTTTAATTATAATAAATTACTATCACAAGAGACTGAGACTTCTCAACTTAAAACACAATACCAAAATGATCCTGACGATAATAATAATAATTAAAATTTTTAATAATAATAATAATAATTAAAATTTTTTATGATAATAATTAAAATTTTTAATAATAATAATAATAATTAAAATTTTTTATGATAATAATTTTAATTATTTGATTAAATATTATATTTTTAGTTTGAAACAAACCATTTTGTTTCATTATAACCACCAATAAAATCTCCATCAAAAAAAACTATAGGAAATGTTCGGTATTTTTTACCTGTTAGTTCTTCAATAAAATTAAAAAAATTTTCTTTTGATTGCGGTGTTATTATATATGCGTCTATATTTATATATCTTGTTTTAAGATTCATCATAGTAAGTAAATTTTTCACTTGTATACAATAAGAACATCCTGATTTTATATAAACGGTAAAATCAAATTTTTCTGGAAGTGGTGGTAAATTTTGTATAATATTTTGATAATACATTATATTATTTATTTTTATTTATTTTTATTATTATTTATTTTTATTTATTTTTATTTATTTTTATTTATTTTTATTATTATTTATTTTTATTTATTTTTATTTATTTTTATTTATTTTTATTATTATTTATTTTTATTTATTTTTATTTTTATTATTATTTATTATAGTAAATAAATACCAAAGATTGATAATAGTTGAAATATATTTATAGTTTGGGTTACTCTTGATGGTGGAGTATTTTTTCCATAACCTACTGTTGTTTGTGTAGCTAAACTAAAATATAAAGCATCATACAGAGAAATAGGAATTACATATTTATCTGTTTCTTGCCCGTTTTCGTCTATAATTTTCAGATTATAATGCTTTTCTATTTTACCTCCTATCCAATATAAAAAAGTAAATAATATTATTATTTTTAAATGTGCCATAATTTTTGTATTTTTTATTATTTTATATTCTAATGGTGACATTATTATAATATAATTAGATAAATGTTTTTGCTTTTATTATTACTTTTTATTTAGTACCGTAATATTAATCAAAATGGTATAAATATTTTATATTTATTTTATATATAAAATATGAATGTTATTATTACAGGTTATTATAATAAACATAATTATGGTGATGACTTGTTTCAGTTAATAGCCCAACATATATTTACAAAAATACCAAATATAAATTATAAAATTGTTACTATATCACAATTGTTAGCAGTTTCTAAAAATAATGATACTCATATTGTTATTTTATTTGGCGGCGAAGTATTGAATGATTTTTTTTTAAATCAATTAATACAATTACACGAACATAATGATAAAATTATATTTAAAGCAATCGGGGTAAGTTGCAATCAAGATTATAATACGATTGTTAATAAAATGCAGCTATTCGATACTGTTATTTTTCGTAATAAAATGGATTATAATTATTTTAAAAATATATTAACTTCTCAATGTTATTATTGTCCTGATATTGTATTTTGTATTAAAAGTCCAAGAATTAGATATAAAAATAATTTACCTTGTAATAAATCGGTTGGGTTTTTCTTATCACAAACTGCTGTATCATCTCTTGATGATCTTGATAAATTAAAATATATTAAAAAAATATTATCATTTATAAGATTTTGGTTATCAATTGGATATAAAGTAAAATTATTTTCTATGTGTACGAATTATATTGAAGCCGAAAATGATAACTTATTAAATGCTGACATTTTTAATAGAATAACTCGGGTAGAAAAATTACGCGTTAAATGGTATAAGACTAATGATGTAATTCTTAATAAATTTAAAAAATTATCATTCGCAGTATGTTGGAGATATCATTCTCATATATTAAGTATGATATATAATGTCCCTTTTATATCTCTTTCTACTACACCAAAAGTTAGAAATTTTTTAAGTGAAGCACAACTTATGGATTTTTATACTAACGATTATGCTGATTTTTGTGCAAAATCACTTAACTTAATTAATAATCGGTCAAAGATACAGAAAAATCTTAAAAATCTATATAAAAATTATAATCAATTATCTCAATTGTATTATAAAATTAAGATATATACACAAATAGTCAATAAACAAACATTTTATATTAATACTAAGACTATTGAGAATACACGAAATGCCATTATTGCTGCTTATAAAAATCCTCTACCTCTTATTTCTAGCAATAAAGATAAAGCTATGTTTGTTCTTTTTATGCTATTAAAGGATATTAATTCTGAATATCAATATGGTTTAGAGGAAAAGATTAAAAAGGGAATTACTATTACTGAGTTGGAACAAGATATTAATTGGTTAATATATGATTGTATTATGCACGGTAATAAAAAATTTTATAGAATGTTTAATAGACCTTCTTCTGGATGGATAAATATACATTATATTAGTCAAAATAATTGTGAAGGACTTCATCGTGCTGGATGGGATTATGTTTTTAAATCACTTGAACCTTATAATGATAATACTAAAGTTATGTGTGATTTATATTTAGATAGAACTTTTCATTGGAATTGCGAAGAACTTTATAAACTTAATGTTATTCCTTATACAAAACCTTGGGTTGGTTTTATTCATCATACATTTGATGTTAACTATAGTAGTTATAATACTGTAAATCTTTTTAAAAATTCTCTTTTTATTGATTCATTGTTTTGTTGCCGAGGATTATTTGTATTATCTAAACATCTTAAGCTACAAATTGAAGCTCTTATGGATACTCTTTCTATATTAAATCGACCACCTATATATGTCTTAACCCATCCTACTGAATTTGTAGATGATGATAAGAAATTTACTATGAAAAAATTCAATAATAATACCGATAAAAAAATATTACAAGTTGGAGCATGGTTGCGTAATCTCAATGCTATTAATCAATTAAATTCTCCTTCTTTATTTAAAAAAACTGTTCTTAAAGGCAAACTTATGGATTCTTACTATGCTTCTGATAATAGTATTAATCAAGTTGAAAATAATGATGATGATGTAATTTCAAGAGATATTACAAAATTACCTGTTGTATTGAATGATGATATTAATGTTTTAACTTATCTTGATAATGATTTATATGATAAGCTTTTTACAGAAAACATTATTTTTATAAATTTAATTGGAGCGAGTGCTGTTAATACGATTATTGAGTGTATTATTCGTAATACACCTATTTTTGTTAATAGATTACCTGCTACAGAAGAAGCACTTGGAGAGTCTTATCCATTATTCTACAATAATATTGATGAACTTCATGATATGTTGACAATTAGCACAATTACAAATGGTTATAATTATCTCAAAAATTTAAATAAGGATAATTTTAAAATAGAAACATTTATTAATAATTTAAAATCTAAATTATATTAAATATCTTGGTTTATAGAATAGAATTATAAATAATGTTTTAATTTTATTTTATATAAATGACTTTATTTTTTTATTAATGGAGAGAAATTATAAATATTTATTTTATTTGTATTATTATATAATATTAAAAATTAAATTATAATATTATATTTCTTATTACTGTGCCATCTCACCGCGCAATCTCACCGCGCAATCTCACCGAGCAATCTTACTGTGCTATCTCACCGCGCAATCTCACCGAGCAATCTTACTGTGCTATCTCACCGCGCAATCTTACTGTGCTATCTCACCGCGCAATCTTACTGTGCTATCTCACCGCGCAATCTTACTGTGCTATCTCACCGCGCAATCTTACTGTGCTATCTTAAAATATAATATTAATATAAACCGGAAATGAGTATGATAACCTGAAATGAGTGTGATAACCGGAAATGAGTATGATAACCGGAAATGAGTATGATAACCAGAAATGAGTAATGAAAATTTAAACTATATTTTAGATACTTTATATAAATTATAACTCATTTTCTCTCCATTATTCTTTTTTTTATATAAATAAATTTATTTATTAAATTATAAACTAAACTTTTTATAATCCTTCTTTTTTTTAACATATAGAAAAATTTTATTTTAATTATAGAGAGAAATTAACAATTAATTTATATAAAAACTATTTTATTTATTTATTTCTTTATTAGTATTTAAATTTATTATTTAACTACTATTTGTATTATAGAATTATTTAATTTAAATAATTTTTTAGTAATATAGACAAAGAGCATGTTGAAGTTAATCCATTATAAAGAGCCATAGTACCAAATAATATTAAAATTATTAATGGTAATGTATTAATTTTTTTTAATAATTTTTCTTTTCTTAATTGGGTATAAGTGTATCCTCCTACTAATATCATTATTATTCCCATAATTGTCTGGAGAATTCTCATAACACTATAAAAATTAAATGAATTACTTCCAACAATATTTATTTTTATATTAGTATCTTCATTTAAAGAAACATTATTTACACCATAATTTAAATTAGAAAACTGAAGATTTTGACTAACTTTTATTCTTTTATAATCATTAAAATATTTATCTTTAATAAATTGAGACCTATTCGCTGATTGACATACAATATATATCTCATCAATATATTCTAAATGATTTATAATCGTTTGAGCATTAAATCTTATCATATTCATAGGAATATTATAAAAACCATATTCTTGTGATTGGTCAAAGTGTTTAGCATAAGCTTCATCGCTTTTTCGTATATCTATAAATAAATATTTCATTATATATATATTATATTTTTTATCTGGAGAGAAATTATAAATTAATTAAATAAAAAATCATTTTCTCTCTATTTCTATTTTTTTAGTTGGAGAGAAATTATAAATTAATTAAATAAAAAATCATTTTCTCTCTATTTCTATTTTTTTATTTGGAGAGAAATTATAACTATATTTAATAATTTATATATAGTATTCTTTCATTTTTGAAACGTAATCTTAATCATACTATAGTATCATAATATCGTACTATACTATACTATAATATAATACTACAATACTATAATACTACAATACTATAATACTACAATACTATAATACTACAATACTATACTATAATATTAAACTAGAAATGAGTAAGATAACTAGAAATGAGTAAGATAACTTGAAATGAGTAAGATAACTGGAAATGAGTAAGATAACTGATAATCAGTTAGATATTTATATTTCATTTATATTATACATAATTTATTTTTTTATATGGAGAGAAATTACCAATTAATTAAATATAAATCATTTTCTCTCCAATTTATTTTTTTATATAAATCTAGCATCTTTATTAAACCAATAAACCTTTCTTATTTTACCGTATTACTTTTATATTTTAATAATTTAATTTATTTATACAGAGAGAAATTACATATTTTATTTTATCTTTATTTTTCTATTTTTATTGTATTAGTATTTGAATTTTATTTTATCTTTATTTTTCTATTTTTATTTTATCTTTATTTTTCTATTTTTATTTTATCTATATTTTTCATTTATATTAGTATTTGAATTTTATTTTATCTATATTTTTCTATTTTTATTTTATTAGTATTTGAATTTTATTTTATCTATATTTTTCTATTTTTATTTTATCTATATTTTTCATTTATATTAGTATTTGAATTCTTTTATTTTTATATTGTTTCATTTTACTATACCATATTTAACTCGTAATCACTTATATAACTGGAAATATATTATAAATAACCTTTAACTTTTTAATTTATACATAAATTATCTATCATTTTCTCTCTATTAATCATTTTTATTTCAGAAAAATTATTTCACTTTCACATAATATAATACTATAACATATTTTATTAGAATTCTCTTACATAACTAAAAATATATTATATTATAGATAACTTTATTCTTTTTACAGAGAGAAATTATTTATTTTTTATTATAATTTTAAATTTTATATTAAATATTTTATTAGTATTTGAATTTTTTTTATTATAATTTTGAATTTTATTAACTATTTGAATTATTATAATTTTAAATTTTTTATTAAATATTTTATTAGTATTTGAATTTTTTTATTATAATTTTGAATTTTATATTAAATATTTTATTAGTATTTGAATTTTTTTATTATAATTTTAAATTTTTTTGTTATAATTTTGAATTTTATATTTTATTAGTATTTGAATTTTATATTTTATTAGTATTTGAATTTTATATTTTATTAGTATTTGAATTTTATATTTTATTAGTATTTGAATTTTTTTGTTGAAAAAAAATTTTCAATTTCACATTATTCACAGCGGGGCTTGAACCCGCGACCTCGGCGTTATAAGCACCGCGCTCTAACCTACTGAGCTATGCGAATATTTGCAAGGTATGGGATTCGAACCCATGCGTGTACAACACAGCAGATCTTAAGTCTGCCTCCTTAGACCAACTCGGACAACCTTGCTCAACATTACTTCACACTTTCTCTTTAAGCTACTTTCTTTTTTATTTATCTATAATAAAAAATATTTTTCTCTCTAATTATTTATTTTTTGTAAATAATAACTTTTCATTCACAATCACTATCCCCAAATAATCTCTCTAATCTTTCTCTACAAAATATATATTCTGGATTATCATACATTTTATTAAAGTGTTGTTGTAATCTAAAAGTTGCTAAGTAAATTTTATAGTATTTCTCATAAAACTCTTCTTTTTCCAACTTAAAACTATTTTGTGATATCAAATCCCAATCCCACGGTTTATCTGGATTCTTTTCAATTATTTCAAATGTTATATTTGGGTTTTGTGATAACCAACTCCAATTCCAATCTTTATCTGGATTTTTCTCTATTATTTCAAATGTTATATTTGGATTTTGTGATACACCATCCCAATCCCAAGGTTTATCCATATTATTTTTTATTATATCCCAAGTTATATTTGGATTTCGGGACATATAATACCAATTCCACGGTTTATCCTCATTATCTTGAATTATATCAAATGTTATATTTGGATTTTGTGATATACAATTCCAATTCCAAGGTTTATCACGATTATTCATAATAATATCCCAAGTTATATTTGAGTTTAGTGATATACCATACCAATGCCAAGGTTTATCCGGATTATTCACAATAATATTAAATGTTATATTTGGATTTTGTGATATACTATACCAATCCCAAGGTTTATCAAGATTATTATTTATGATTTCCCATGTTATATTTGGATTTTGTGATATACCATACCAATTCCAAGGTTTATCCTCATTGTTTTGAATTATGTCCCAGGTTATATTTGGATTTTGTGATATACCATCCCAATCCCAAGGTTTATCTAAATTATTATTAATTATATCCCAAGTTATATTTGGATTTTCTGATATAAAATACCAATATAATTCTTTATCTTCATGTTTCATAATAAAATCCCAATAATGTTTTTCCCATTCTTTTTCTATATATTTATTTAAATGCTCTAATCTTTTTTTTGTTGTTTTCGACATTTTCGGGTTTTTACATAAAGCAATTTTGAATCTCGTTCGTTTTAATTCATTGAATTTGTTTTTGGAATAACTTTAACATTATTTAAAAAAAGTATTTCAATTTTATTTATATAAAAAATATATTATATTTTTTATTCTTTTTTTTTTGTTAACAATAACTTTTCATTCACAATCACAATCCCCAAATAATCTCTCTAATCTTTTCCTACAAAATAAATATTTTGGATTATCATACATTTTATTGAAATATTGTTGCAATCTAAATGTTGCTAAGTAAATTTTATAGTATTTCTCATAAAACTCTTCTTTTTCCAACTTAAAACTATTTTGTGATATTCCTCCCCAATCCCACGGTTTATCAGGATTGTTTTCAATTATTTCAAATGTTATATTTGGATTTTGTGATATAGAATACCAATTCCACAGTTTATCTAGATTATTCTTGATTATATCCCATGTTATATTTGGATTTTGTGATACAAAATACCAATTCCAGGGTTTATCAGGATTATTCTGGATAATATCCCAAGTTATATTTGGATTTCGTGATATATAATCCCAATCCCATGGTTTATTTAAATTGTTTTCAATTATATTAAATGTTATATTTGGATTTTGTGATATATAATACCAATCCCAAGGTTTATCCTCATTGTTTTGAATTATGTCCCAGGTTATATTTGGATTTTGTGATATACCATACCAATGCCAAGGTTTATCCGGATTATTCACAATAATATCCCACGTTATATTTGGATTTTGTGATAATAAATACCAATCCCAAGGTTTATCAAGATTATTATTTATGATTTCCCATGTTATATTTGGGATTCGTGATATATCATACCAATTCCAATCTTTATCTTGATTATTCTTAATAATTTCCCAAGTTATATTTGGATTTCGGGACATATAATACCAATTCCACGGTTTATCCTCATTATCTTGAATTATATCCCATGTTATATTTGGATTTTGTGATATATAATACCAATCCCAAGGTTTATCCTCATTGTTTTGAATTATGTCCCAAGTTATATTTGGATTTTGTGATATCAACTCCCATTCC